ACCAACAGTTGTAGATCAGACTCAGTAACCTCTCCCTTATCCATAGCCTCTTCAATGTCATCCATAGTAAGGCCAAACTTCTCAATAGCTTTCTCTCTTACGCTACGTCTGTCAGGTCTCTTTTTGGGACGTAGAGATGTAGTAACACCTTCATCTACTTCTTCACCACCCGTTACAGTAACAGGCATCTTAGATCCTTCACCAAACATACGCTTTAATCGACTTGCTGAGAATGTTTTAGAGGGTAGGTCATCATTAGCATCAAACTCAGAGATAGAGAAGCCTGCTTGCTCAGCTACCATAGCTTGATCTGGAATAAGTGCTAAGTCAGAGCCTTTCACTTTAAACGTATTAGGCATACCTGCAATCTTAAGTTTATAGTACGCTTCAGGGCTGGCTTCACGTTTTAGTTCAATCATGCTCAAACCCTCAGGCGTAGCAAATGTCTCAGTCATACCACCGAAAACACTTACGGGAAGCCCTCTACTCTGACGTTCAGCACGGCTCATATTCTCCCACTCTTCACGTGTAACATCTAGGCTAGTCACGCTTTCTGGTAGTACGTCCATTACTGGCTCAGATAATCCACTACGTTTAACAGTGCCAGAAGGAACAAAACTCTCAAAGCTGTTGTAGATTAGCTGAGCATCCTCTCCATCAAACGTCTGACCCGCTGCAAGAGCAGACACAACAGTATTATTCTCATCCATGGTAAACTCTACTACAAGAGCTTCGCCTGTGTCTGGATCAGCTAACACGCTTGGGTGTGACATGGATGTTACATTACCCTCTGTTTCTACAGTACCACCCCCATTTTCTATAGTAGCTTCTACGCCTTGACCCGTGTCTTCAGATACAGCGGGTGCTACATCCGACATTAGTGTCTTTACGTAGTCTTCTCCCATGTATGTAGTCATGAGATCACCCAGACCTGTTACAGCACCTGTGCCATATTGTGTAATAGCATCTTCAAAGATAGAGCCAAAGCTCTCTTGTTTCTTACGCCTTACAACTTCCATAGCAGCCTTTTTATCTTCTATGTCTTCCTGTATCACAGGGTTTGGATTAGCCTTTATAGTAGCAGCAGCAGCTTGGTATTCAGGGTCCATGCTTTCAAGAAACGCTGTCTTCTCAAGTAATAACTCTTCTATACCTGCACGTTCAGCAGCACCAAACCTTTTAAAGTCTGAGAATGTAGCAAAGGTAGATGGTATAAGAGCCTCGTAATCCGACTGTCTTGCAATAGCATTAATCTCTGAGGCAGTCATACCTTCTGATACTGTTTCTGTTCCTAGCTTATACTTAGCCTGTTGCATAGCAGCGTCACCAGTTAAGCGATCCCAGAAACTAATCTCTGGCTCTGCTATTGGTTTCTTATCTGCTCTATAAGCACCAAAGGAACGCTCTACAAACTCTTGTGTACTTATATCCATAGGCGTGAAGTCACTAGGTAAGCGAATAATGGTATCAATATCAGCAGTACCAAGGGGTCTACCACCATTGGCCTCAACTGCAGCGGCTACCTTCTCAGCAAAAGTAGCAATACCGTTTGCACCACTAGCAATAGCAGCCTGTATCTGTTCTTTTGTAGCTCCGTTACTCTCTAACATTTTAGTAAGACCTAGAACCTTGTTAACGGTAGAGGTTCGATTAGTTACTTTAGAAGTATTAGCTTCAGCCTGATCTTCCTGCTTTGTTTTATAAGCACGAGCCTCTTTCTTCTTCTCTTTAATATCTGCAGCCCTATGTTCCATAAAGCCTGTAGCAAACGACATCCAATCAAAACTCATATCTTAAGCTCCCTTCGCCATAAGACCCATAGGTTCAGCATCTGGTTCGCTTACTTCCATGTTCATATTCAAGTCATCTTCAGGCATCTCTACTTGAGGCTTTCCTGTAGTGTTCTGCATCTCTGCTAGTAAAGCTACTCCTGGGTCTTCATCCGAAGCACCCTTGTCTTCAGCATCAGCCATAGCCATAGTAATAGCGGTCTGTAAGCGCTGCTTCTCTCGCTCTTTAAGCTCTTCCTCAGGATCACCAATGTCATCACGTACTTCGATACCGTAGCTTGTCATAGCAGCCTTAATAAAGGCATGGATAACAGGAGCAATAATCATGCTCACATCAATAGAGTGTAACCCATTCATAACACCCATAGTAAGGAGTGTCTTAACGAAAGGAGCCACAGGCATGTCACTTCCCAGCAACACAGACAGATCATCCATAATCTCTTCATCAGCAAGCTTATTGATGTAATACTGTGTAGCTTCCTCTGGGTCAGCCATCTCTGGTGGGTTTTCCCAAGGCCAGTTCTTAGGTTGATCTGTCAGGGACTGACCAGGAATAGGGGCGTCTAAAAGGGATACCATAATATTTTACCTTACTTAGTGAATCCAGCGCCGAAGTAGAGACCTACAATAGCTGATACAATGTGTGTGTCGAGGGGTGTAATTACAAAGCCACGTGCTGCCTGCCATTGTACTGTACCGTCACCACCAAACAGCCAGTTAAATAAGCCACCGTGTACTTCAGTGTAACCTACGATAACGCTGACCTCAGGATACCATACAGCAACTAGCTTTGGCAAGACTATAATAGCAAAGATTGACGATAATGCTATAAGCCTACGAGTCCATGCGAAGTGCTTGTCTGTCTTGCCAGCGTTACGTGCTTCTGTTACACCGCCAAGAAGTATTCTCTGTTGCTCTGCTTTGTTCTTAGCGTTCTGTCCTATCATAGACATAACCCCACCTAGCACGGTAGAGAAGAGCATTGTGATAAGTTCTAGGGGGAGACCAAACATTAGTTAGGTATTCCCGAACCAGCGGTTGCTAGAGGTAGGACGCTAGATACTTCGCTTCGTTTATCAATAAGCCCAGCAAACTTAAGCTCCTTAATCACACGATTATCCATACCAGCAGTGTACCTACCAGCGTCTTTTCTTCTTAGATGCCTTGCAAAGTCTACAACGTCTCTATCTTTAGCGGCTTTTAATACAGCTGTCCAGTCCTCGCCTGCCTTCTTTCCACCCACATTATATGCTAAAGATGTTAAGGCTCTTTGATAGGAAGGGTCTAACTCGTTCCAAGAAGTACCTATGTTAGATAGCTTGGTTTCCCATCCGTTATCTAATGCCGCTTCTTTGTGCGCCTGCATATCAGCATTAAGTATTGTTATCTTGTCTTCTTCTGTAAGCTCTTTATAAGTACCGTCATCATTCTTAAATGTAACACCTCGTATTTTACCAGATGCCTCTTCTGCAGCAGTAACTTTATGACCGTAGCCTACATCTTTACTACGATCGTCTTCGTTTGCTATGTAATTAGGGTTGAGTTTACCGTTTATATACTCCTTGGTTTCCCTTGCATCCTTTGTAGCTACGGGAGTAGAGCCGTGGTCAGACTCTGCTTTCTTTCCTATATCTTCATAAAAAGTTGTGAGACCTGTATCGCCTTTAGTATCAAACCTAGGACTCATAAGCCCTTCAGTCGTTTCTGCAGCAGGAAGCTCACCTGTCCGTAAGAACTCCTCATCAGCCCTACGTTCAGGGTCTACCTCACTTAGAGGAGCCGTAGACTCGTCTGCTATAGTATCTGAAAGGTTAGTCTCAGGGAAGCGATCCTCTATAGATACACCTGAACCTGAGAACTGTCGATCAGGGTCTTCCGACACAGGCGCTGATTCTTGAGGATCAGTAGCGTACATAAACAGCTTTCCATATTCCTCCATCGTACTCTTCTTAGCTTTATCAGCATCTGGCTTCTTGCTAGACAAAACTTGCTCAGCTTCTTCATCCGTATCAAAGTAAGCAGACATTATCTCATACATCTTAGTATAGAAGTCCATGTCTTCTTTTTTGTCTTGAGCAGGAGCAGGGCGTGAAGCAATGCCTTGGGGTTCTACATCTGGTGTTACTGTCTCACGTAGTTTCTTAGAGTCAGGAACCCAGTCAATCTTATATTTAAAGTCTGCCATTTTATTAACCTATGTTTATATCATTGCACTAATAATAGCACCCGCCGCTGTAGAAAACGCAGAGCTTTTTTGGGCTGCTGCTGTTGTGGCGGCGGCTTCGTTTTGCATGACTTGAAGTGCAATACTCGTAGCCCTGTCAGCGTTATTGTTTTCTTGTTGAAATGCGTAACTCATAATATCACGCTCACGTTGCCATATCTGATCCATGTTAGCTGAAGTCAAAGCATTCATAGTCTTAGCGAAGTCAGAGTTACTCTGGTTCTGTGCAGCTGTGTTTAGTGTAGATAAACTCTGCCGCCACTGAGCATTAGACTGTGCTATCACAAGACCATTCTGTGCGTTAAACAAGTCACGCTGTTGTTGTATCTCAGAGTTAAACTCACGTAGAGCATTAACGCTATTCACGTTAAACTGATCCATAGCGTTCTGCTGAGATGCGTTAAACTGTGATGTCTGGCTACGAAGGTTAGCGAAGTACTGGTCTGTCTGGTTCTGACTAGAAGCGTTAAACTGTTTACCTGCATTCTCTGCAGCCTGATCTGTGAACAGAGCTTGAATGTTCTGCTGTGACTTAAACATAGCAGTCTGTTGCTCATTAGACAAGTTAGCCATATCCATCTGCATAAAGCTCTGAGCATTCTGTACAGCAGCCTGTTGACGGTTGTTAAGGTTCTGCGTATCAAGTTGTGACAATGCAGAAGCCTCAGCCATAACCATAGCCTGACGGTTATTGAGATTACTCAGGTTCATGGTGTTAGCTGCACGAGAGTTTTCAAGAGCTATCTGCTGTTCAGCAGTGAAGTTCATATTAGCAATATCACCAATACGTGCTGAGTTTTGTACACGTGCTTGGAAGGCTTGGTCAAACTCCATGCCAAGGAAAGTAGCACGTTGTTGTGCAGCAAGCATAGCACGTTGCTGACGGTTAGACAGGTTCTGACCTTCAAACTGAGCCTGTACTTGTGCATCCATCTGAGCAATAGGAAGTGCAGCTTCCATTGTAGCTTGGATAACAGCCTGACCAGCAAGGCTAGACGCACCTAAGCCACGAGCAGAGAGGGTAGCCATAGCAGTACGCATAGAGCCTGCAGCCCATGCAGGAGTGTTACCACCCTCAAACTGCTGCATAAGACCTTCTAGCTGGCCTGCTACAGTAGCCTGCTTAGAGGGTGTAGCAGTAGCGGCTTGGATCTGCTCATTAAAGAGTGCAGCTTTCTCAGCATCAGCTACACCAGAGATAATCTCACCTGCTTGGATCTCACGTGCAGCTGGGGCATCAACCATAGTAGCAGTACCCTGAGCAGCCTGCATACCTGTTACAGCAGAGGTTTGCTGTTGTGCAGCTGTTACTTGAGCTTCTGGTGCTACTTGCCCTTGTGCTGCAGTTAAGTCAGCAGTCTCAGCCTGTACTTTTGTGTAAGCAGGTACAAAGTCTGCAGTTTGCGCAGTAGGTGTAACTTGTTGGCTGGCTTGCTGTACAGTCCCAACTGTTGCAGCTTCAGCGTAAGGAGCAATAGGTACAGCCTGTCCAGCGTCTACTGGTACAAAGTCTTGAGCTACAGGCTGAATGTAAGACACAGGTGCCTGCATAGGTTGCATGGTTTGTGATACAGCAGAACGTTGCATTGCATCTAACTGCTCTTTAGTTAGACCACCCTCATCAAAGCCTTTACGCATGTAACCACCCTTAGCTACAGCAACACCGATAGCGCCAAACTTTGCTGTCATGTTAGGACTAGCATTAGCAAAAGCATCAAGGGACGCATTAGTCTTAGGTCCATTGTAGCCGTTCATTGTAGCAATACGATGCTTAGCTTCGAGCATAGGGTCTTGAGGCTGTCCACCTGCAGCGTAACCACGTACAGTACCACCAGTAGCCATACCTAAGGCTTGCTGTTGTGCTATCTCCTGAGCAGTACCCTTACGAATAAAGCCAGGGGGTACATAAGTAGTAGGGCTACCATTTACTTCAGTTACTGTTTGTTGCTGTCCTAAGTTGTTTTCATAGATAGCCTGTTGTACGCCACCGCCTACAGGAGCTACAAGAGTAGGGTCTACCAAGCCAGGTGTACCAGCATAGTGTGTCTTATATGTAACTTGCTGAGGTACTGCTGATAGTCCTGCAGTCTGAAGAGGCTTACTAAATGTACCTGCCTCTTCGTTACTGATATCGGTGTTAGCTGCTGTTTGTGGTTGATCATAGTAAGAAGGAGGTGTAACTTGCTGTGTTACTGTCTGAGGCACAGGTGTTACGCCATCTGCACTAATAGCTGTAGTCTGTTGTGTTTGAACAGGCGTAGCTGCAGGAGTACCCGTAGTCGCTGTAGTGCCTATCAGATCATCCGTAACGTCTAGGTCATCCTCTGTGGTAATCTCTTCTTCTTCTACTACGGGTGATGCACTTTTTTTCTTATTAAACTTAATAGCAACGTTAGCTACAGCATCAGTTTGCTGCAGGTTCCCACCATAACCACTAATAGTTGTACCTGTGTTTGTTGTGGTAGACGAGTGCTTTAGTGTTCTAAGATTACCACCGCCACCTTGGACGTTCTGTGTTTCATCTACTTCTACATCTTCTGTAGTGTTATATATCTCCTGAATATCAGCAAACATTTCGGCTGCATCACCATAAGCCTTTTGGGTTTTCCAGCCTTCATTGTCATCGCCATCACCAGAGTATAAGAGATAGTGATTGCCGTCTGCATCCGTTTCAAGAACTGTTACCGAACCACTACCGCTGACACCAACAGTTATTTTGCTTCCATCATCAGCCTCAATAACACCCGTAGGGTTAACACGACTAACCATTTTACCTGAAGTAGCAACTCTAGTGTACTCAGGAAGCCCGTTTTGTTCTGTCGTTGTTTCAGCCATATCTTAAATCCTTACTTATCCAAGTTCATCCATACTGCACCTGCAATAAAGGTGAGCATAGAGACTGTTATTACTTTTGTTACTGTATTCCAGATGGACTTACGAGTATCACGCCAAGCCTCCAATAAGCTGCGCATCTCAGTTATATCTCTCTGAGCGGAGTCATCAAGCAAGCCAATAGAAGCCAATGCCTCCTTCGCACCCTTACGGGCCGCACGATCAAGCATAGCTTCAAGTTCATCATTTGTGATTGTAGTTTGGCCCATGCTCTTTAGTACCTATAATTATTGAGTAAAGGATGTTTGAGTTATAACAGTTTTTAGCTTACTTGTCAAGCCTTAGTGTAGTCTACCTTACTTCTTGTGCTAGTAGTGCAGCACCCCATATCAAACCTGCACTACCTAATGCAAATATAACAATAGCGGCTACTATTGTAAGTGCATAGAAAATCTTGTCTCTCTTTGCGGCTTCAGCTTCAAGTGCATCTTTGCGTCTTTTACGTGCTCTTGCTTGCTCATGTACTACACTCTCCCACATACCCGGTGGTCCGTACAACTGGCATATAGATCGGAGTTCATC